AGAGTCATGAAGGTCATCCGCCTCAGTGCGTCCAACATCATGCGGCTCAGGGCCGTCGAGGTCGAGCCGAACGGCACGGTGCAGATCGTCGCCGGGAAGAATGGCGCCGGGAAGTCGAGCCTGCTCAACGCGCTCTACCTGGCGCTCGCCGGCGGGCAGGCGTCGCGCGAGATCGCGAAGCCTGTCCGTGCCGGTGAGGAGTGGGCCGAGGTCGACGTCACGATCGCCGGCGAGAACGTCACACTGCTCATCACCCGCACCTGGGACGAGAAGGGCACCCACCTCACCGTGAAGTACAGCGACGGCGCCAAGGTCAGCACTCCGCAGACCCTGCTCGACAGCCTGCTCGGTGCGCTCACGTTCGACCCGCTGGAGTTCACCCGGCAACGGCCGGCCGACCAGCGCCAGACCCTGCTCGACCTGCTGGGCCTGGACTTCTGGTCTCTTCTCTGGCGGGATGGGCAAAGCGCGGCCCCGGCGGGGAGACCATGAACAACACCCACAAGGCCCACCGATGAGCGCCTACGGCCGCAAGCACGAGCACCGCGAGCCCGTCAACAGCCACGCCACCCCGACCGCCCGCGCCGCCTCGCTCGGCGGCTTCCTGCTCGTCGTCGTCATCATCCTGACCGCTGTCGGGCTGGCGATGGCCGGCGGGCTCGGACTGCTCATCACGGCATGGGAGCGGATCCGATGATCCCCGCCGTTGTGATCGCCCTGATCGAGCAGGCAGCGAAGTCAGCGTGCTCCTGCCAGCACTCCGGCAACCAACACGATCCGGAGGCACGGATCGAATGCTGCTACACCCAGGACACGATCCGCTCCGCTCTGCCTGTCATCGTCTCCACTGTGCTGGCCGAGATCCGGGCACTGCACTATCCGGCCCGCCGCGACACCGACCGGACCCCGGTGTGCCCCGAGTGCAACGGCAAGGCCGGGACCCACCCCTGCGGATGCTGGGCCGAGTCCGACCTGTGGCCGATCTGCGGCGAATGCGGGGAGCAGCCGACACCGTTCGAGGACGAGGACTACCCCTGCCCAACCGTCCGCCTGTGCGACCAGATCGAGGCGGTCTTGCGATGACCCTGAGATACCGGCACCCGACCACCGTCCGCTGCCGCTGGTGCAGCAAGACGTTCGGGACGCTCGCCTTCGACCGTGACGAGCACTGCTACGACGCCGAGGTGCTCGCCCACGTGCAGGTCGAGCATCCGGCCGAACTCGCCGACTACCTGCGGAAGCTGAGGGAGAGATGACCACCACGACCGCGCCCTTGATCCGGGTGTGCGACGACCCGCAGGGCTCCGACGAATGGCTCGACGCCCGTCGCGGCATGGTCACCGCCTCGGTGATCGGCTCGCTGATCACCGCCAGCGCGCCGGACGCGCTCACCGTCGACTGTGTGACGTGCGGCGCCCTCGCCGGCGAATCGTGCATCAGCACCGCTCGCAAGACGCCCACACCGATCAAGGTGGAGCGCGCGATCGCAGACCACGCCGCCGAAGCCCACCCCGAACAGGTGGCCGAATACAACCGCCGACTGGAGATGCGATGAACGACACCGACACCGACCCCATCCCGGGGCCAGGGCTGTACCCCAACCTCGACGAGGGCATCTACCACGGCGGCCTCGTGGCCGGCGAGCCGTCGCTCAGCCACTCGGGAATGAAGACGCTGCTGAACCGGACCGCGTCCCGGTTCCGGTGGGAGATAGACAACCGCGAACTCGCCGAGACGAAGAAGGAGTACGACGTCGGCTCGGCCGTCCACACCCTCGTCCTCGGCGCCGGCCCCGAACTCGTCGACGTCGGCGAGGCCATCTGGAGCGGCGCGAAGAAGGCCGAGGTGGCAGCCATCCGCGAAGCCGGGCTGATCCCGCTCAAGACCCGCGACTACCAACGCGCGCACGCGATGGCCGCCGCCGTCGCCCGCCACCCGAGCGCCGCCGCGCTACTCGCCGACGGCGCCCCCGAGGTGTCGGCGTTCGTCCGCGACCCAGACACGGGGGTGATGCTCCGCGCCCGGTTCGACTGGCTACGCGCCGACGGCCGGCTCGTCGACTTCAAGACCGCCGCCGACGCGAACCCGGCCCACTTCGACAGCCGCGCCCTGCGGTTCGGTTACTACCTGCAAGACCCCACCTACCAGCGGGTCGCCGAATGGTGCGGCGTCGACGTGGCCGGGTTCGAGTTCGTCCTCGTCGACGACGACCCGCCCTACGACGTCGCCGTCTGCCACCTCGGGACGGCGTCCCGCGAACTCGGCTGGCTGCACGCCCGCCACGCGATCGACCTGTTCGCCGAGTGCATGACGACAGGCGTGTGGCCCGGCTACCCCGCCGAATCCGTCGAGGTCGAGCTACCCGGATGGGCGCTCCGCGAACTCGACTACGCAACCGAACCCCACCTCGAGGACGACGCGCCCGACGGCGACATCTTCGCCTTCCTCGACTCGATCAACACCTAGAAGGGAACACCCCAGTGACCACCAGCCCCACGCCGCCCACCCCGGCAACCCAGGACAACAGCCCCGGCGCGCTCGTCGTCCGCTACCGCAACAGCTTCGTGTCGATGCTCCCCTCACACCTCCGCGAGGCCGACGGCGGCGACACGTGGATCGCCAGCGTCGAGTCCGTGCTGCGGACCAACCCGCAGGTCCGGCAGGCCGCCAGCAACGACACCGGCGCGTTCATGGCCGCCCTCGTCCCCGCCGCCCAGCGCGGCCTCACCCCGGGCACCGAAGAGTTCTACCTCGTCCCGTTCTCCCCGAAGAAGGGCGCGCCCCGGATCGTTCAGGGGATCATCGGCTACCAGGGACTCGTCGAGTTGATCTACCGCGCCGGCGCCGTGTCGAGCGTCATCTGCGAGGTCGTCAAGAAGAACGACCAGTTCAGCTACCGGCCCGGCGCCGACGAGCGGCCACAGCACGAGGTCGACTGGTTCGGCGGCGACCGGGGCGACCTGATCGGCGCCTACGCCTACGCCGTGATGAAGGACGGCGCCACCTCGAAGGTCGTCGTGATCGGCCCCGACGAGATCGCGAAGGCGAAGGCCAAGTCCGCGTCGGCCCGCTCCGACTACAGCCCGTGGAACACGAACCCGGAAGCCATGTGGCTGAAGACGGCCGCCCGCCAACTCGCCAAGTGGGTGCCCACCTCGGCCGAGTTCCGGCGGCAGGCGCTCCGCGATGCCCAGGCCGTCATGGACGAACGGATCCGCGTCGCGAGCATGACCGAACACCTCGCCGGCGACGACGACCTGCCGATCGCCACCGAGGACGGCCAGAACGTCGACCCCGTCACCGGCGAAGTGGTCGTCGACATCGTCGACGCCGAACTCGTCGACGGAGACCCGAAGTGACCCTGAACGACCTCGCCCAGCAGATCAACGACAACGCCCGCGCGCACGGCTTCTGGGACGGTGAGCGCAACTTCGGCGAGATGATCGCCCTGACACACTCCGAACTGTCGGAGGCGCTGGAGGAGCACCGCTCCGGGAAGCCCGCCGAGTACCTGTCGCACCAGCACTGCCCGCCGAATGATCGGGTGACGGACACCTGCAAGCCGGCGGGCGTGGCGGTCGAGCTTGCCGACTGCATCATCCGGTGCCTCGACATGATGCACAGCCTCGGCGTCGACATCGACGCCGTGGTCGCCCGGAAGATGGTCTACAACGCCAGCCGCCCGTTCAAGCACGGGAGGGCCTACTGATGCGGCTGTATGTCGCCGGCCCCATGACCGGCCTGCCCGAGTTCAACCTGCCCGCGTTCAACTACGCCGCCGGCGAACTCCGCGTCGCCGGGTTCGACGTCGAGAACCCCGCCGACAACGCCACCCCGAGCGAAGAGGACGCCCACGACTACCACTGGTACCTGCGCGCCGGCCTCGACCAGTTGCTCCGCTGTGACGGCGTCGCCGTCCTCGAAGGCTGGTGGAACTCGGGCGGCGCGCGCTGGGAAGTGCAGACCGCCGGGATGCTCGGCCTGCCCGTGCGGCCCGTCGACGAATGGCTCGCGATCGCAGGGGCGCGGCCGTGACCGCTTCCGTGATGATCACCCAGGACGTGCCCGCGTCGCTGTGGCTGACCGCGAACGGGCGCGAGCATTGGGCGAAACGGGCCAGCCGGACGAAGGTGCTCCGCTGGCACGCCCGGGTGCTCGCCCTCGACGCGATCCACACCGAGGGCGTCAGGTTCCGGCGCGCCGACGTGCTCGCCACCATCCACTATCCGACCCGGCGGCGGCAGGATCCCGCGAACGCCTCGCCCACCGTGAAGGCCATGATCGACGGCTGCGTCGACGCTGGCCTCCTGCCCGACGACGACGCCGACCACCTCCGCGACCTCACCTACCGCCGCGGCGAACCGAGCGGCAAACCCGGCTTCTACCGGATCACGCTCACGTTCACCGGGGAGCCGCTGTGAGCCTCGCACACCGCGGCATCGAGGTCGTCTGTGACGCCTGCGGCCGGCGACGCTTCCACAGCGTTCACCACACCGGCCACGGCGCCCGAGGCGAAGCCGAACGGCACGGCTGGCTCGTCGCGTACCTCGCCGGCGGCCAGCACCCCACCAAGAGGTCCAACGATCCCGGCACCCGCGACCTGTGCCCTGACTGCCGACCCAAGCCGCCACCACCAGACGGCGCCCTCATCTGACCAACACAGAAGGCCCCCGACCCACAGCAGTGGCGGGGGCCTTCGCCATACCCGAGAGACCAGAGAGACCATGACCGCAGTACTCCACGGCGACCTCGCCGGATACGAGGCCCTGCTGCGCGCCAAGAAGCCGATCGCCCAGCGGTACGGCTTCGCGTGCGACCCGCACCAGATCAACCCCAAGCTCAAACCCCACCAGAAGGCGATCGTCAAGTGGGCCGTCGAAGGCGGACGGCGCGCAATCTTCGCCGCGTTCGGGCTCGGCAAGAGCTTCATGCAGCTCGAAATCCTGCGGCTGATCCTCGCCCGCGAAGGCGGCCGGGCCCTGATCGTGTGCCCGCTCGGCGTCCGCATCGAGTTCGCCAAGGATGCCATCAAGCTCGACATCGAGTTGAGGTTCATCCGTCGCACCGAACAGATCGACGGCGACGGCCTGTACATCACCAACTACGAGTCGGTCCGCGACGGGAAGCTCGACGTCGACGCCTTCACCGCGGTCAGCCTCGACGAAGCGTCCGTGCTCCGCTCGTTCGGCTCCAAGACCTACCAGGAGTTCCTGCCGCTGTTCGACAGCATCCCGTACCGCTTCGTCGCCACCGCCACGCCCAGCCCGAACCGGCACAAGGAACTCATCCACTACGCCGGCTACCTCGACATCATGGACACCGGCGCCGCGCTCACCCGGTTCTTCCAGCGCGACTCCACCCAGGCGAACAACCTCACGCTCTACCCGCACAAGCGGGACGAGTTCTTCCTGTGGATGAACTCGTGGGCCATCTTCCTGCAACGACCCTCCGACCTCTGTAGGTGCACATGCCACGACCCCATCTCGACCTCCAAGGCCAGCGCTTCGGCCGTCTTGTCGCCGTCACTTGGCAGCCCGGACCAGGACGCACCGGCGGCTGGCTATGTCGCTGCGATTGCGGCGCCGAGCGCATCGCCACGTCCAACCACCTCAGGAGCGGACGTGCGCGCAGCTGCGGCTGCCTTCGCCCCCCTCACGGACGAAACCGCACCCGCGTCCACCGCATCTGGCTCGGGATGCTCGACCGCTGCCGCCGACCCAACCACAAGAACTGGGCAGACTACGGCGGCCGCGGGATCGCCGTCTGCGAGCGCTGGCGCACCTTCAGCAACTTCCTCGCCGACATGGGAGAGCCGGCCGACGGATACACCCTCGACCGCATCGACAACGACGGGAACTACGAGCCCGGTAACTGCCGATGGGCGACCCGCGCAGAGCAGGCGAACAATCGCCGACCACGCCGGCGAACCCTGCCCATGTGAGGACGACGGCTACGAACTTCCCGAACTCGACCTCGAATGGCACGAGGTGCTGTTCAACCCGGGAGACACCCCAACCGACCGCGACGGGCAAGGGCACCTGTTCCGGGGCGTGTCGATGGGACTGCCGGACGCGGCCCGGGAGAAGCGCGAGTCGATCGCCGAACGGGTCGCCGAAGTTGGCGCCATCCTCGACAGCTACGGGGACGACCTCGACCAGGTGATCCTGTGGTGCGACCTGAACGCCGAACAGGCCGCGCTCGAGCATCTGCTCCGGGCGCGCGGCATCAGCTACTCGTCGGTGTACGGGTCACTCGACCCGGACGAGGTTGAGCGGCGCATCGGCCAGTGGCGCGACCGCGAGACCGTCGCGCTGATCGGCAAGCCGGTCATGCTCGGCCAGGGCATGAACTTCCAGCAGTGCAACAAGGCCATCTACGTCGGGCTCACGTTCAAGTTCAACGACCTCATCCAGTCCATCCACCGGGTGCAGCGGTTCGGCCAGTCCCGGACCTGCGAAGTGCACCTCATCCACACCGACACCGAGCGCGAGGTCGTCCAGACGATCCGCGCGAAGTGGGCCAAGCACAAGGAGTTGACCGCCACCATGACCGACATCATCCGGGAGTACGGACTTGCCCGCGCCGACATCGCCGCAGCGCTGGAACGCTCGCTCGGCATCGAGCGCGTGGAGGCGTCAGGCGCCGGCTGGCTGCTCGCGAACAACGACTGCGTCCCCGAGACCGCCTCGATGTCGTCGGACTCGGTCGACCTGATCGTCACCTCGATCCCGTTCGCGAACCACTACGAGTACACCCCCAGCTACAACGACTTCGGCCACACCGACAACAACGAGCACTTCTGGGCGCAGATGGACTACCTGACCCCCGAGCTGTACCGAGTGCTCGCCCCCGGCCGGATCTACGCCTGCCACGTCAAGGACCGCGTCCTGTTCGGCAACGTGACCGGGCTCGGCTTCCCGACCGTAGACAACTTCCACGAGGAGGCGGTCTTCCACGCCGAGAAGCACGGCTTCAAGAAGGTCGGCATGATCACCGTCGTCACCGACGTCGTCCGGGAGAACAACCAGACGTATCGGCTCGGCTGGACAGAGAACTCGAAGGACTCCACCAAGATGGGCGTCGGCTGCCCCGAGTACATCCTGCTCTTCCGCAAGCCCCAGACCGACCTCACCCGCGGCTACGCCGACACCCCCGTCACAAAGGACAAGGCCGACTACACCCGCGCTCGCTGGCAGATCGACGCGCACGCGTTCTGGCGCTCCTCCGGCGACCGGATGCTCACCCCAGACGAACTCGCCGCGCTGTCGGTCGAAGATCGCTCACGGCTGTTCACCGAGCAGACCCTGCAGCAGGTCTACGACTACGAGAGCCATGTCCGGATCGGCGAGCAGATGGAGGCCCGGGGGGCCCTCCCGGCGACCTTCATGAGCTTGGCCCCCGGATCTTGGCACGAGGACGTCTGGCACGACGTGAATCGGATGAGAACCCTCAACGGCGAGCAATCCCACCGCGCCCAGGTCCTGCACGTATGCCCCCTGCAGTTCGACATCGTCGAGCGCCTGATCCGCCGGTACTCCAACACCGGCGAACTTGTGTTCGACCCGTTCGCGGGACTCGGCACCGTTCCCATGATGGCGCTCCGCATGGGCCGTCGCGGCCAGGGCGTCGAGCTCAACCCTGGCTACTGGCTCGACTCCGTCAAGTACCTCGAGGCCGAGGAGCGCAGCCAAGGCATGCCCACCCTGTTCGACCTCGAAGGGCTCGCCTCATGACCGCCACCCCCACGCCCACCGGCATGTGGCCCGCCTCCTGCCCACACTGCCCCTGGCTCGGCACCGCCACCACCCCCGCTGCCGCCGAGTCGATGCGGCAGACCCACCTCAACCAGCACCGAAGGACACAGCCATGAGCGCGGACGCATTCATCGTCGAGGACATCGGCGGAGCCTGCCCGACCCAGGCCACGGGCCGATACACCGAGAGCGATCGCCCGTTCTACTTCCGTGCCCGCCATGGCGTCTGGACGCTGCAGGTCGGCGAGCCCGGCTGGCCGACCGACTACTGCGACTGGCCCGAGGGTTGCCCCGAGCTGGCGCCGATCGCGAACGGCGACGACCCCACCGAGGGATGGATGGAGAGCGAAGACGTCCTGGCGATCATCGCCGCGAACGTGCCGCCCGTGGTGGTCGAGGGCGAAGTGGTCGTGTTCGATCTGCCCGCGGGCGTCCGCGGCGATTGGGAGCAGATGGTCGCTGAGGCCAAAAGCGCAACTCTCCGCCGTGCATGAACGTCAGCATGGCCGGACGGAGGCGGCGGTGATCGTCAAGGACAAGCCCCGTCGCGCTGCCGGTCCGCGCCGCGCCGCGAAGCCTGGTGGCTCGCCGTTCACCCGGACCGCCGAACACCGGCCCGCCATCCACAAGCGCAACTATCGGCACGACGGCTACACCGCGCTGGACATGTTCTCCGGGTTCGGCGGGCTGACGCTCGGCATCAAGATCGCCGGCTTCACGATGATCATGGCCGCGAACCACAACCGGTACAAGGTCGAGGTCCACGAAGCCAACCACCCCGAGGTCGAGCACTGGATCGCCGACCTGGTGGACCCGGACGCCGCCGACTATCACTCCGCAACCGACCTGCCCTACGCCGACCTGCTCGTCGCCGGGGTGTCCTGTGTCAACCACTCCCAGGCGAACACCCAGAAGGCCTACCAAGACGGGCTGTCGCTGTTCGACATGGACGACCCGGACTGGGAGGAGCGGGTCACCCGCTCCGAACGAGACCGGGCCACCGCCACCTGCGTCCTCCAGTACGCCGGCAAGCATCACCCCCGCCTGATCCTCATCGAATGCACCACCGAGCTCCAGTCGTGGGGCTACGCCCTGCCCGGACGCCGCAAGGTCGGCGACGGGTCCACCTACCGCTGGTGGCTGCGCGAGTTCACCAAGCTCGGCTACCGCTACCGCGAGCTGTACCTCAACTCGATGTTCTTCGGGGTGCCGCAGTCGCGGGACCGGCTGTACATCTGCATGTGGGACGCCGCCCTGCCCACTCCCGATCTAGAGCACCGCCCGCTCGCCCTGTGCCAGAAGTGCGGGACGGTTGACGAGGCCCGCTGGACCTGGAAGACCGGCGTCCCGCCGACCGGGTCGGTCCGCTGGGGCAAGCAGTATGTGTACCGCTGCCGCACCTGCCATTCCGAGGTTGTGCCCGAGTTCGCGCCGTCGCTGTATGCGCTCGACCTGACGAACCTTGGCACCCGGATCGGGGACCGGAAGAAGGCGCTCGCCCCCGCAACCATGGCGAGGGCTGAACGCTGCCGCCAGCGGTTCGCCGACTTCCCGGCCGTCCTCATGCCCATCACCCGCCGCGGCGAGCACACCACGGGAAAGCCTGTGACCGATCCGATGCCGACCCAGACCGCGCAGCAGGAGACTGCGCTGCTGTCGGCCATGATCATGCCCGCGAAAGCAACCCGCGGCGCGGAACGGAACCCGTCCGAGCCACTCGCGACGCAGACCGGCCAGCAAGAGGCTGCCCTGCTCACCACGGGGGCGATCATGCAGACCGCGAACAGCTACGAGCATCCCGGATCGACCAGCCGGGACACTACCGCCCTCCTGGCCGCCGAGTGGCGCGCCATGCTCGCCGACCTCACCCTCGACGACTGCTACTTCCGAATGCTCGGCTCCCACGAGATCGGCCGCGGCTGCGGTTTCGACGTCGACTTCCCCGACCATCCGGGCACGTTCGTCGTGTGGGGCTCCGAACGTGACCGGGTCGACGGCTACGGCAACGCTGTCTCCCCGCCAGTCGGCCAGTTCCTCGGCGAGCGGCTGTACGAGTGCCTGCACGGATCGGATGTCGCAGCATGACCCGCTACGAGCAGCTGCTCCACGCCCTCGCCGCCGGCGACCTCGAATCCGCCCTCGCGTTCTGGCGATCAACCCAGTGGACGGACGCCGACCGCAGACGCGCCGAGAGGCTACTCAGAACCGCCACCACGATGCGACTGGAGGTGCTCCCGTGAGCCACACCTGCGCCCGCCACCAGCCGGGCACATACTCCTGCTACAGCAATTGCCGCTGCCGCTGTGACCCTTGCCGGGCAGCGGGGAACGCCTACCAGAAGCGTCGGCGGCATAACAACGCTTCTGGGCGCCCTGCAAGCGTTCCCGCCGCGGTTGCTGTCGTGCACCTTCGGCGACTGCTCGACTCGGGCATGGGCCGGGCCGAGATCAGCCGCCGATCCGGCCTGTGCCCGTCCGCGATCGTGCGGCTGCTGCGCGGCGATCAGCGGACCCTCGCCACGAAGCTGTACGCCAGCCTCGCCGCCGTCCGCCCCGTCGCAGCAGCCGATCAGCCCTCCGGCGAGGTGGACGCCACCGGCACCAGGCGACGCATCCAGGCGCTCGTCGCTCTCGGATGGAGCAACTCGAAGATCGCCAAGGCGGCCGGGATTGCGGAATGCAACATCGCACGCCTGCTGACCCCGGGCGAGCGGTGCTTCTCCGAGACCAGGCGCCGGGTCGCAGCCGCCTACGACGAACTGTGGGACAAGACGCCTCCGCCCAACCCAGGACACTCCGACGTCTTCTCCCGCAAGCGGGCCGCCGCGAACGGGTGGGCGAAGCCGATGGCCTGGGACGACGGACACGGCCCGCACGGCATCGACAACCCGAACGCCACCCCGTACACCGATCCCGAGCAGGGCGCGGTCGAGACGATGGCCGACAAGGCCCGCTGGCTGTTTGAAGGAGGGCTACGTCTGCCAACGATCCTCGAACGCCTCGACACGACCCGGCCGACGCTCTACGCCGCGATTCACCGCACCGAGCCCGACCTGTGGGAACGACTCACCAGAGAGGAAGCCGCCTGATGGCATGGTTCAGGGAAGACGACAAGCTCCACGACCACCCCAAGGCGCGCAAGGCCGGCCTCACCGCAATGGGACTGTGGGCGATGTCCGGGACGTACTCAGCCGACTACGGCCTCGACGGGCGCGTCCCGGTCGAGTACGTCGCCACATGGTCCGGCGGCAAGCGCCTCGCCAGCCAGCTCGTAGACGTGAAGCTCTGGCACCCGTTGCCCTACGAAGGTCCCTGCGAGTGCATCCTGCCCTCCGTCGACCGTTCTGGCGGGGGGTGGGTGTTCCACGACTGGCACGACTGCAACCCAACAGCCGCCGAGCTCGTCGAGGACCGGGCAGCGAACGCGGCCAGACAGCGCAAGTTCAGGGGCCGGAAACGGCAGGAGGAACTACCGGACGATCCCGGTATGTAACGCGTTACGTACCCCCGGGGTGTAACGCGTGACTACCAAGACCCCATACCCATACCCATACCCAAACCCATCTCCCCCCGCTGACGCGGGCCCCCCAGGGGGCCCTTGTCTCCGATCCCTTTGGTTACTTCTCTAGGGAGTAAGGAATAAACTCAAGTGAGCAAAGTAAGTACAGTACGCGCGCGCGAAAACAGACATATCGCAGCTACTAACGATCACCTAATCCTACGGTCCCTTGCTGTTCCAGGATGGTTCAGCAGGGTGACGGCAAAGCTGGCTGGATACCCAGACCCAGATCAGTGCTGGACGTGGACGGGCTACAAGACCGCGGATGGCTACGGTCGGACGAACTCGACGGCGACCGACTGCAAACGATCGCCGCTCATGGTGCATCGCGTGGTGTGGATAGCGCTGAACGGCCTGTTCCGAGCCGAACTGGTCATCGATCACGACGGGCCGCACGGGTGTCACAAGCGAGCCTGCGCCAACCCGCAGCACCTCCGGGTAGTAACCCAGCGAGTCAACCTCGCGGCCAGAGCCTGCGAAACGAGCGATGTCTGTGCCCGCGGCCACCAGCTCATCATGAGTGGCTACGGGAAGCGTCGCTGCCGCGACTGCGCGATGGGCAAGAACGAACTCATCCGCCAAGCAGCCCAGGCGCTCGGCATGGGCTTCGTCGAGTACACACGCGCCCACGGATGGAGCCGCAGTGCGGCCGAGTCCTTCCTGACGTCCAGCCAAACAACCGACTGAGAGAGGCCGAAATGGCAACCATGAACCGACCGATCATCTTTGTGGATTGTGAAACCACCGGCCTCGAACCCGACGCCGACATCTGGGAGTTCGCCGGCATCCGGAGCAACCCCGACGGCGCCAGCGAGCAGCTACACCTGTTCATCAAGCACAGCCGGGCCGAGTGCTCGCAACTGCCTGAGTCGTTCCTGGCCGACCACCGCGCGCGGTTCCCACACCACCCGAACAGCCGGCGCGAGGCCGCCAACAAGATCTGCGCCTTCCTCGGCCAGCGTGACGGCGAGGGGAAGCCGATCTGGATCGGGTCGGCACCAGACTTCGATGCCCAACGGGTCGGGCGTCTGATCCGCCGTCACGCAAACCGTCGATCAGAATGGGTGTCGTCGCCGCTCGGCGGCCACCAGGAGTGGTATCCGCGCCAACCTGAGTGGGACCACCAGCTCGTCGGTGTCGTGCCGCTCATGCTCGGCTACCTCGCCGCCAAGGGTGAGCCGATCCCCGAGCACAGGTCCGAGGCGCTGTCCCGCGCGATCGGGGTCGACCCGGATCAGTTCGAGCGGCACACCGCACTCGGGGACGTGCTGTGGACCGTAGCCATCTACGACCGGGTGATGGGAGTCGACCATGTCTGACCTCGATCTGGACCGCCTCGAAGCACTCGCCAGCGCCGCAACGCCGGGGCCGTGGTACTGGCAGCAGACGAAGCTCGACATCAACCTCGTGTCGCGCTCGCGCTGGTCGCCGATCATTCTCGGCTTCGGCCGCTGGGGCATGAACCGTGCTCAGCCCCTCGTTCAGGGAGACGGGCTGATGTTCGCCAAGGGCTCCGAGATCCGAGTCTCGGAACACCGGGACACGGCATTCATCGCCGCAGCCCGCGAGGCCGTGCCGGCGCTGATCGCCGAGGTGCGACGGCTGCGAGAGGCCATCTCCGGTTCGCCGGACAAGACCAAGCGCCTGGCATCTCTCGTGGCCGCCTCGACCAGGCTCGTGCAGATCGAACGTGACGACGCCCGTGCCCGTGCCGAGAAGGCTCAGGCTGAGCGGGACACGCTGGCCGTGAAGGTGGCCGCCGTGAAGGCGCTCTGTGCCGACGCCGACAGACGCCCCAACGACTGGCGCGGGCTTGTCAGCACGTTCTACCTCCGCAAGGCGCTGGAGGTCGAGCCGGGACGTGCAGGAACCGGCATGAGCGACCAGCTTTATCGTTTTACCTCTGTGGAAGCCGTCCAGAGGCACACGGATTCACCCCCGGAGATTCCAGAGGATCAGATCGGCGTACAGGCTGCCATCGACACCATCGCCCGCGCCATCATCGCATCCGCCGCTGAGGACGCCGGCGAGTGGGAAGACTGGCCCGAGGTCGGCGAGCACGACTGGAACCGCGTCCTGGAGGCGGTGAAGCGGTTGGCGCCGTGGCCCGATGACGCCGAACGCAGCGCCGCCTACCAGCTCCTGGAGAGCATGTCCGATGACGAGGAGTGGCTGGGATGACGTCGTTGCAGCGATCGGGGAGGCGATCCAGCGATGACTGAGCAGCCCATCGACCGCCAGTCCTGCGGCTGGTGCCTCGTGCACGATCACGCCCACTGCCGTCCGACCACCACGCAGCCCGGCTGGATCTGCGGCTGCCACGAGAGGGGACACCGGTGACCCGCCCCAATCCCAACCGCCGCGTCCGAGAAGCCAAGAAGGCGCGGCTCATCCGTCAATGGCGTGAGCTGGCCGAGAAGCGCAAGAGAGCGAAGGGGTAGCAGCAGTGAGCACCGTCCGGATCATCGGAGACCTGACCGTCCGCCACCTCGGATGCCGCATCCGCATCCCCGACCTGCACCAGCCCGGCACCGACTGGGACGCGCCGAAAGTCACCGTCGAAGGCACGCTGATCGGGCTGCGGCTAGCGACCTTCGGACTCGTCCGCGCCTGCTGGGTCGACATCCGGCCACAAGAGCAGCTTGACAGCCCACTCCTGCCCAACCACCCCTGCCACATCGAGGAGGACCAGTGACCCACCGTCGCACCGCCGCAACCCCGATCGAGCGCACCGTCCGCTACGCCACCACGGTTCAGGAGATCACCGACGCGTGGGCGTTCGTCATGGCCTGGATGGACCAGTGCGGACCCGACCCCCAGATCGAGATCAAGCCGTACTGGCTGGTCACAGACGACGACACCGAACGCATGTTCAGCGTCGTCGTATCCGGCATGCAGCCCATCGAGGAGGACCAGTGAGCATCGAACTGGCGAGGGTCACCATCACCCAGGACATCGAGGACGACGGCCAGCCGACCACCGGCCTGCTAATCGAGCCGCCCGACACACCACTGGTCACCGTTCTCGGGCTGCTGGAGTTGGCCAAGGACTCCGCCATCCGCCAAGCGATGGGGGAAGACGCGTGACCGACTGGACCCAAGCCAAGACTGAGACGCTGCGTCGACACCTGCTCGACATCCCCGACCTGTACGCGCTCGCCGGGACCATGGCCGCCACCGTCATGCCTCGGCGTGCACCCAGTGGCGGGCAGACCGGCAAGCGCGCCGACCCGCCGGCACCCGTCAACCTGGCCCTGCTCGACCTGCTCGACGCGCGCGCCAAGAACCCTTCCGCCAACGATCTAGACGACTACCGCCGTGTGCGGGACGACAGCGAACGGCCATGGGAACGCGGCGACAACGACCGTCTCGGCGTCCTGCCCGAGCTCGCGCTGTGGGTTCGGCTCGCCGACGGGGAAATGTGGGACGCTGGCCACGAGCACGATGAACCTGCCAACCCGCCCACCATCGTGTCCGAGACCGGCTGGCTGACCCGGCACCTCGACTGGATCACCGGGCAGCAGTGGATCGACGAACTCGCCGCCGACGTCAATCGGCTGTGGCGCCAACTCTCCCACCCGATCGGGGAGAACCGGGCCGAATACCGGCCCCGCTGCGCATGCGGGGCGAGGATGCGCGACGAAGGCGCGTTCTTCGCCTGCGCCGACTGTGGCACCACCGTCCGCGACGACCGGATGGACCACCGCACCGCATTGGCCAACGAGCAGCCGATGGACGCGTACGCCTTCGCCGCGTTCGGGGTGATGCCGGAGCGGATCCGGAAGTGGGTCGAACGCGAGCAGTTGGAGCCTGCTAAGGACAACCAAGGCAAGCCGATCATGCGCGGACAACGCCACCTGTACCACCCGCTCGACGTGCTCAGACTCGCCGACGACACGCTCAGAAGGGACCGCGCTTGAAATCCGGCAGCGCTAGGTGTGACAATAAAGACGCGGACGACGTATCTCCGCATCCAGGTCCGAGGCGATCCGCCCGGGCCTTTGCTACGCCCCGGCCGCCTCTCCACGTGAGGGCACAACATCCCACCGCGAACGCCACGGGCTCTCGCGCCGGGAGACAACGGGCGGCGCCAGTGCACCACCGTCCTGCACGGCGCGAGAGCGGTCGTCCGGACTGGTTGCAGCAGCCTTGGCCGACCGCTCTCGGCAACCACAGACTCCCGTCCCCATCCCGCAGCACCGCACCAACCACACCCAGCCCACGGACGGCTGAACGCCACGGCGAACCAGGACGTGCGGGGAACGCCGAGATGGGGACGAGAGCATGGCCAAGCGAGTGTGCCCAGTCCCTGGATGCCCCACCCTCGTCGAGGCGGGCGCATACCGCGGACTATGCGACCAGCATCGGCGCGAACTAAACCGAGCGCGCGGCACCAGCACCGAGCGAGGCTACGGCGCCGACCACCAAGCTGAGAAACGACGCGGCGAAGCGCTGATCGAGGCAGGCGCCCTCGTCCTCTGCTGCCGCTGCCCCGAGCCGATCCTGCCCGGACAGCGCTTCTCGCCAGACCACACCGACGACCGCGCCGGCTACCGCGGATTCAGCCACGAACAGTGCAACCTCAGCGCGGCCGGCAAGGCATCCCACGGCCTCTGACACCCCGGGGGGTGGGGGCGAAAGCCCGAGTCAGATAGACCGCTGGTGAGGTGCCTCGCAGTCCACAGGGCTGAGTTTGTCGACATTTCACCTTGGGCGCGATGCCCGGGGTCTCCCCCAAGCCGGCGCGATGCCGAGGAGGAACGATGGCAGTTCAGAAGGCTCCGCAGGGCCTGGCTCCGGGCGGCCGGAAGTTGTGGTCCGCGATTGTTTCCGACCACGAACTCGACGCCCCCCAGCTGGTGCAGCTCGAAGAGGCTTGCCGGGCCAAGGATCGGCTGGACGAGTTCGACTCGATCATCCACGGCAAGGGCGTGTTGAACCTGATGCGGTTCCGTCTGACGGATCTGTTCAGCGAAGACGAGGAGCGCAACGTCAAGGTCGATGTCCGCTTCGATGCCGTGATCGCTCAGGCCAATGCGACCGCGAACCTACTGAAGCAGCTCTTGGCAGCGCTGCGGCTGCCGGACTCCCAGACCGGGAAGAAGCCGCAGTATCGCGGGCCTCGGGGTGCGCAGAAGCCGTCGATCCCGGGCGGCGCTGACACGGCGAGCACCCGGGCGAAGCAGCGCTGGGGAGCGTGATGGTGGCGGGCTTCCGGCCCGCGTTCGAGGGGCAGAAGTGCTCGCTGGGGTATGAGCTGATCCCGTGGTTGGAGGATTTCACCTGCCACGGCCCTGGTGATGTGCAGGGTGAGCCGCTCGATCTACGGACCGATCCGGAGTTCGAGCAGCTGATCATCGACTGCTACGAGCTCGATCCGGTGACGGGCCGCCGGCTGATCAAGCGGGCGGTGGACTCGGAGCCGAAGGGTCGGGCGAAGTCGGAGCGGGCCGGACTGATCGGCGTCGCCGAGGCGTTGGCGCCGGTCCGGTTCGACGGCTGGGACGCCGACGGGCAGCCGGTCGGCAGGCCGGTGAAGTCCCCGTTCATCCGGTGCTTGGCGACCGAGGAGAAGCAGTCGGGCAACACGTTCCAGAACCTGGCGTTCGTGATGGGCGAGTGGGGCCATGACACCCACCCGGAGATCTACGGCGGCATCCGCGGCATCGGCGATTATCGATCGGCGCAGAACGTGTACCTGCCGGACGGCGGGGAATGCCGGTCGTCATCCTCTGGCTCGGCGTCGAAGGACGGCGGCAAGGAGACGTTCGTTGTCCCGGACGAGGTCCACCTGTACGTGCTGCCCGAGTTACGGAACATGTACGCGACGGTGATGCGGAACCTGCCGAAGCGGAAGTCCGCCGAACCGTGGGCGTTGCTGACGACGACGGCATGCAAGCTGGGCGAGTTGTCGGTGTGGGAGACGCTGGAAAAGCTCTACAAGCAGGGCAAACTCGACAAGACATGGCTCGTCCACCACCGCGAGGCCAAGGGCAAGATCGACATCCTCGACAAGGACCGCACGATCCGCCAACTGCGTGAGGTGTACGGCCCGGCGATGGACCCGGTCACCGGCTGGATGGACCCCGAGGATGTCTACCGGACGATGCTCGACCCGAACGAGTGTCGCGACGAGGCTGAGGCCGCCCGCTACTACCTGAACCGCTCGATGGCCGGCTCCGACGCGTGGATCTCGAAGACGCTGGTCGAGGCTGTCGAGACCACCGATGGCCTGTCTCAGGTCGAACTGTTCGGTCAGACGCACTGGATGCCGGAGGCCGGAACTGCGATCTCGATGGGTCTGGACGGCTCGCTGAACGACGACTCGACGGTCCTGCGCGGCTGCCGGATGTCCGACGGCTTGCGGTTCACGATCGGCATCTGGGAGAAGCCGGACGGGGCCTCCGGCGCGGGCTGGGAGGTTCCCCGGGCCGAGGTTCTGGACGCGTTCCGTTGGGCGATCAACCGTTACTCCGTGTCCCGCGCCTACTGCGACCCTCATGAGTGGCGCACGGATGTCGACGACCTTGCCCGCGAGTTCGGCGACGAGGTCGTGGTTCCGTGGCCAACATCGAGGGACACACCGATGGCTGCGGCGCTGGACCGCCTCCGAGTCGACATCATCAAGAAGGCGACACGACAGGCGACGGACCCGGCGGTGCTGGCTCACTACGGCAACGCCTATCAGCGCAAGAAGGGTTCGCTGGTCCTGGTCCGCAAGGAGTACCCGAACTCGCCCCGCAAGATCGACGCTGTCGCCAGCGACGCGCTCGCCTACGAGGCCCGGGCAGATGCGATCACCGCCGGCTGGGGCAAACCCATCGACACCCGCGTGTTCCACTTCCGACGATAGGAGGGCTGATGGCGACCCTGCTCCGCGCTTCGGTGCTCTCCGACGACGAGAAGAAGGCCGTCGCCCGGCTGGAGTCGAAGATCCGCCGCGACTTCAAGCGGCTCAACACTCTGTCGAACTACTACGAGGCGGCGCAGCGGGTCGAATACATGGGCATCGCCCTGCCGCCGGAGCTGGCGAAGTTCGGCTGGATCCTGAACGTGCCACGGATGGCCGTTGATGAGCCGGTGCGTCGGCAGCGGATCCGCGCCTTCTACCGGATCGGTGACTCCACCAAGGAGGATCCGACGCTGCGCGAGGCGTGGGAGTACAACAACCTGGCCTCCGAATCGTCACTGACGCACAAGGAGACCCGTATCTTCGGCCGTACCTGGGTGATGGTGGGGGCCAACGCCGACGATCAGGATCATCCGCTGATCACGACCGAGGACCCGCGGAACCTGGCCTGTGACGTCGACGCCCGCCGCCGGGTCGTTACCCAGGCGCTGAGGAAGTACCGCGACGCAGATCAGAAGGTGACGTTCGGGACGCTGTACCTGCCCGATGCGACGATCCACCTGCAGCGCACCGTCAACGGTTGGGAGATCACCGACCGCGACGATCATGAACTCGGGGTCGTGCCGGTGATCGGGTTCTTCAACCGGCGCCGCTCCGGGTCGTGGCAGGGCACGTCGGAGATGGCCGACGTGATGGGCCCGACCGACGCGATCGCGCGGATGGTGACCAACATGGGTGTGGCGTCCGAGACACACGCCGTCCCGTCCAGGTGGGCCGCCGGTGTTTCGAAGGGCGACTTCGTGGACGAGCACGGCAAGATGCTCCCGGTCTGGGAGGCATACTTCACCGCGATCAGGGCGACCGAGAACCAGGACGCCAAGTTCGGCCAGTTCTCCGCCTCGGACCTGAAGAACTTCCACGACAGCGTCAACAACATGCTCGCATGGTGTGCCGCCGTTCTCGGCCTGCCCACCCGGTATGCAGGGCAGGCGTCGGTGAACCCTCCAACCGAGGGCGCGATCCGCGCCGACGAGGCGCGGCTGATCACCAACGTCGAGTGGATGAACACGTTCGACGGCGACTCGTGGGCCTGGGCGATGGGTCTCGAGGAGCGCTTCCGCACCGGGAAGTGGGGCGCGCCGAACTCGATCCGCACACTGTGGCACGACCCGGGGACCCCCACGTACGCGCAGACCGCGGACGGGGCGGTGAAGCTCCGCCAGGTCGGTGCCCTCTCGATCGAGGGCATCTGGGACGAGCTCGGCTGGGACGAGGCCCGCAAACAGCAGGAGAAGGCCCGGCTCGCCGAGGAGGCGACCGACCCGGTGATCCAGTCGATGATGGACAAGCTCAGTGGTTCCCAGGTCGGTAGCTGATCTGTACGCCGCGCAGCAGCGTCGGACGGCGGCGGCGATTCTCGCAGCCCGCGGCGAATGGTCGAAGCTGTCGAAGCCGGACGATTTCGGCCGGATCGCGAACCGCCTGCTGGCCCTGGTCATGTCGGCGCAACTCGGCTCCGCCCGCGACGGTGCCGCAATGGTTCCGGCGGCGCTGGCCGAGACCGGGTACCCGGAGCGGTCGCTTGCCCGGGTCAACCCATCGGCGTTCGCCGGATGGGCCTCCGACGGCCGGTCGCTGGAGTCGCTGCTGTGGCTCACTCCCAGCATCGCCCAGGACGCCGGCATGCAGATACCGGTGCAGATGGCCGCGGGTCAGAACTTCCTGGACCTGCTGCTGCAGCGGCAGATCTCCGACGCCGGCCGCGGCGCTGCCGGGGTGGCGATCACCGCGACCCGCAACACCGGCTGGGTGCGATACGTGAACCCGCCGTGCTGCCAGCGGTGCGCCATCCTCGCCGGACGCGTCTACCGATTCAGCCACGGCTTCCAGCGCCACTTCCGGTGCGACTGCCAGATGCGGCCCGTCTCCGACCGGGAACCACCCGACGGCTACACCGAGACCGTCAGCCTCGACCAAATCCACGACCTGACCGACGCGCAACGCCGCGCCGTCGAGGACGGCGCCGACCTGAACCAGGTCGTCAACGCCTACCGGGAACGCATGTCCGGCCGGGACAAGATGATGACCACCACCGAGGGCACCACTAGACGCGGCTGGGCGTCCCACGTCCGCCGGTCGATCGATACCGAGCGCGGCACCGCAACCGTCGAGACGGTCGCACGGAGCCATGGCACCCGCAACGTGGCCCGCACCCCACGGCGCCTCACTCCAGAGGCCATCTACCAGCAGGCCGGGGACGACCGCCAGAAGGCGATCCGGCTGCTCACGGAGAACGGCTACCTCGTCGGAGACCTGAGGTCGCTGGCCCGGTCCGTCGCATAGCTTCCCGTCCACGCGATGTGGGCGGGCAACCAACCGAGCGATTCGGAGAAACCCTACATGTCCCAACCACTCACCTTCACCCTGCCCGAGATCTCCGCCGAAGACTTCGCCGCGATCAGGGCGATCCACCAGGGCCTCGCCGGCTTCCGAATGATGGCCGACGAGCCTGCGAAGGACGATCCGAAGCCTGACCCCAAGCCGGAGCCGGACAAGCCGGAACCAAAGCCGGACGATCCGCTGAAGGAGCCCGGGCTCAAGGCTCTGCAAGCCGAGCGCGACGCTCGCGCCAAAGCAGAAGCCGACCTCGCCGCCCTGCGTAAGCAGGTCGAGGATGCCGGCAAGACCGCCGAGCAGAAGGCCGCCGACGATCTGAAGGCGACCACGGCCCGCGCCGACGGCGCCGAACTGAAGGCGCTCAAGTACGAGGTCGCCGCCGACAAGGGCATCGACCTCAAGCTCGCCGGCCGGTTGAACGGTTCGACCAAGGCCGAACTCGAAGCTGACGCCGACAACCTCAAGGCACTGCTCGGCGCGAAGCCAGGCAGCCCGAAGCCCGACTCTTCCCAAGGCAAGGGCGGCGACGGGGTGAAGGCGACCGGCGTGGCTGCCGGCCGGGACCTGTTCAGGGACACCCATCCCACCAAGACCACCTGAGAAAGGAAACCTCCATGCCTCGCATGAAGACCGAACCGTTCGGTGGCGGAGACCAGTCGTGGATCGGCGCCGGAGCCCCCGGCATCCACACGGCCAGGACCGAGATCGTGGACATCTCCACGTTCACCGCCGGCACCCACTACCCGAACGGCTACCTGCCGTCCGGCCTGCCCGTCGCCAAGGTTGGCGGCGTCCTCGTCCCGTACGACGCGACCGAGGGCACCACGACCGGAGCCGGAGTGCTCGCCGGGTTCATCCTGACCGACCAGCCCGTCGTCGGCGCCGCCGACTTCGGCGCACCGCTGTACGACAGCGGCCGGGTCGTGACGGCGAACCTGCCGATCAGCTTCACCGCCCCCGCCGCCGCGGCCAAGAAGGCCGCCACGACCATCGTCTTCGTCTGAGAAAGGGGTCTGAACCATGGCTCTGTGGACCGACCTGATCGACCCGGCAACCCTGACCGGGTACATCCGGGAGTCGATGACCGCCATCGAGAAGCGGAAGGGCTCCCTGGCCCGCTACCTGCCCAACCGGACCGTCCCGAACATCGTCGTGCGATTCGTCGCCGGCCAGTTCGGCCTGGTGCCCGAGGCGCAGTTCCGGGCCTACGACGCCGCCGTCAACGTCGGCAAGAAGCCGTCCGGCAAGCGGGTGACGCTCGAACTGCCGCCGATCGGCCAGGAGCTGATCGTCGGCGAGTACGACCAGCTGCGCACCCGGAACGCGCCCGACGACGCGATCCTGAAGGAGATCCTGAACACCGCCTCCCGGGTCGCGACCGCCGTCGCGGACCGCATGGAGCGGCTGCGCGGGATCGTCCTGCGGACTGGCATCGCGACCATCCCCGAGCTGGCCACCGCGGATGATTTCGGCCGTGTCGGCGGGCACACCGTCACCGCAGGCACTCTGTGGTCCTCGGCCACGTCGGTGTCCCGGCTGACCGACCTGCAGACGTGGTGCGACACCTACGAGGCCACCAACGGGGTCGCTCCCGGGCAGATCGTGATGTCGCGGCGCGTGCTGCGCGTCATGGCCGCCGGCGACGAGTTCAAGCTGTCCCTGGTGGGTGGCGGTTCCCGCCCGGCCACGGTGGGTGATGTCAACGCGATCGTGGAGGCCGCCGGCCTGCCGCCGATCGAGGTGTACACCCGCAAGACGGCCGCCGGTGTTGTGCTGCCGGACAACGAGCTTCTGCTCCTGCCTGCACCGGTCGACGCGAACGCGTGGGAGGACACCGAACTCGGCGCGACCTTCTGGGGGCAGACGCTGTCCAGCCAGGAAGCCGAGTGGGAGATCGAGGACGCCGAGCAGCCGGGCATCGTGGCGGCCACGTTCCGTTCCGAGAAGCCGCCGATCATCGCCGAGGTCGTCTCCGACGCCATCGGCATGCCGGTCCTCGCGAACGCGAACCTGTCGCTGAAGGCGACCGTCCTGTCCTGACGGATACAGAGGGCCGGGGCACACCCGCCCCGGCCCTCACCCGAGGCAACCCAACACTGAACTGGAGGAGCACGTGAAGATCCGCAGCGATCTCGAAGGTGTCGTCACCGCCTACACCGAAGACGGTCATGTCGTCACCCTCATCGCAGGCCAGGACGTCCCCAACAACGTCACCGTCGGCGAACACGTCACCGAGCGCAGCACCGCGGAAGCGGCCGACACCGACCCGCTGGCCGCACTCAAGCTGCCCGAGCTCAAGGCGTACGCCACCGAGCGCAGCATCGACCTCGCCGGCGCGTCGAAGAAGGACGACATCCTGGCAGCCATCCGGGCCGCCGAACAGGACTCCGCAGCAGCCACAGGCGACGCCGATACCGGCGCCGACCAGAACTGACCACGAGGGGGTGACCCATGGTGACAGTGACGGTGGACGAGGTGCAGACGGCCGTGGGTCGCACCCTCACCACGGAGGAACGCGCGCAGGCGGCGCTGTGGATCACCGACGCGCCGACGATCATCAGACACGGGCCCGACGGAACCTCGAACCTCGACCTGGCCAGCCTCGACCCCGATGCCCTCAACCTGGTCGTCCGTGAATCGGTCTCCAACCGAATCAAGCGGCCCGACTCGGCCACCCAAGTCTCGGTGAGCGTAGACGACGGCCAAGTGTCCCGCACCTACGAATCCGGAACCGGGCAACTCGAAATCCAACCGTGGATGTGGAACATGCTCCTACCTGCCGCGAGTGGCGGAGCGTTCACGATCAGGCTGGACCATGCTCGGCGATGAGATCGCCCGCACCCTGCCCGTCCTGCGCGCCCAGGCCGAGTCGATGATGTTGGACACGATCACTATCACCCGTCCGGGCGCTGTCACCACCGATCCCGCAACCGGGCAGGTTGTAGCCGCAGGTGAGCCGGTCTACTCGGGCAAGGCCCGCTGGAAGCCGGCCACGTCGCAGGCCACCACCACCGACACGGCGGGAACGGCCGTGATCTCCAGCACTCCGGGCGAAGTGCACGTTCCCACCAGCACCCCGTACGTGCCGCAGCCGGGAGACGTGATCGTCTGCACGGCCAGCACCCTGAACCCGCATCTGGTGGGCGCCCGGACGGTCGTCAAAGGCCGGGTCGTCGGCTCGGCTGTGACCGCCTACCGCATCCCGGTGGAGGACTGATGGACGGCATGACTGTGGACGTCTCGGACGTGCTCGCCGCTGCTGCCGAGTTGGGCGCGAAGGGCGCCGCCGCAGTGGACGCGATCGAGCCGGTCATGAAGCGCGGCGCCCAGAACATCAAGACCGAGATGCAGCAGATCTTCGGCGCATCCAAGCACTTCCGCAGCATCGCCCGGGACGTCTCGTACGACCGGATCGGTCTGCTATCTGGAACGCTCGGCTACGAGATCGGCCCGACACCCGACGGAGACGCCGGCTCGCTGGCCGGGATCGCCGTCGAGGGTGGCGCGAACGGCGGCGGTGGCACGGTCGACATTCAGCCAGCGCTCGACCATGAGGCGCCGCGTCTCGAGGCGGAGATCCAGATCGCGCTGGGCCTGCTGTGACCACGATCATCGATCTGCACAACGCGGTCCGCGCGCTCCGCCCGGACGGCATCAACCACCACGCCGGCCAAGCTCCCGGCGAGCCGGACGCGCCGTGGCTGGTGACCAGCTTCGAGCGGCAGGAGACGGAGATCTCCGAAGCGTCGCTCCCGGTGGCGTTCACGGATGCGCTGACGGTCACGATCGCCGCGCTCACCGAGGACCAGGCGAACTACTGGCTCGACGAGGCCTGCCGGGCGTTCACCGGTGCAACGCTGACGGCCGACGGATGGCAGATCGGCGCGTTGCAGCCGCCGAGCGTCCGCGGACCGTACGCCGCCGGCCTGACCGCGCTCGACACGAACCTGCGCTACCAGGTGGTGCGCGCCACCTGGCGGTTCACGGCCTCCCGCACCGCCTGAACCTTCCACCCAGCCAACCCGACACCGAGGAGGTGCCGCATGTTCGTGCGCGTCAAGGACCCGGACTCGGGTCACCAGTTCGACCGGCCCGAGAACGATCCACTGATCGAGCAGGGCCTGCTCATCCCGCTGAACTCGAAGCGCTGGCCGCCGTCCGAGATCGAGCGGCCGCCGCTGCACCACATCCCCAAGTCTCCGGCCGCCGATCGGTCGGATCAGTCGGCGCCCGAGCCCTCGGCGCCGCAGGACGCCACTGAACCGAAGGAGTAGGCATGTCCAACATTCCCAGCGTGCCCGTTGACGGCATGGTCCGCACGGACATCGTCACCGAGATCGCCACGATCACCGCACCCAAGGCTGCGACCGAGATCTCGGCTGCCAGTTCGAAGCACATCTCGTGCTACATCACCGCCGGCGGCTTCAACCTGACCCCGTCCCAGGCCAGCATCTCCGACGACCGCGAGTGTGACACGTTCACCGCGCAGGCGCCGGGCCGGGTCACGGTCGACAACCCCAGCATCACGGTGATCGACAACACCGGCACCGCGCTGTCGGCGACCGCGAACGATGCGGTGACCGCGCTCACCCCCGGAGCGACGGTGTACATCGTCCGCCGTCACGGGGTGCTGTTCTCGACCGCCCCGGCCGCCGCGCAGATCGTCGACGTGTGGAAGTGCATCGTCGGCAAGAAGCAGCGGATCGCGCCCGAGGCGAACTCGGTGTTCCGCTCCACGTTCCCGCTGTTCATCCAGGACTACGCCCAGGACGTCGCGCTCGTCGCCTGACCCACCCCCAGCAGCCTGCCCGCCGCCCACCCTCTCCGGCGGCGGGCAGGCCACATTCACCAGCAGGAGAGGGAAGGAGAGGAACCCCAATGTCGAAACTCGGAGCGAAGCTCGCAACCGGACGGCTCATCCACTGGACCAACCTGGACGGGATGCGCGAGTGGGAACGGCTCCAAGCCGAACTCGCCACGTTGCAGACCGTGGGCGTCAAGGACGACCGAGAGGTCGGCGACCCGAAGCAGGATCTCGCGCGGCAGATCATCGAACTCGAGCAGCAGATGGACGCTTCCGGTGTCGCGTTCGACCTGTCTGCAATCCCGGCGAAGCGCTGGCTTGAGCTTCGCGCCGAGAACACCACGGACGACGACACGCAGACCGAGATGTCGGACGCCGACTACTGGGCGTTCATCAACGCAGTGATGCGAGAACCGGACGTCGTTGCGTCTGTGACCCGTGTCGCCGACGGCAGCCCGATCGAGTTCGATGCGGCGAGCGACTGGGACGACGAAGTCAAGACCATGACGCTGGCGCAGTGGACACGCTTCGCCGAGAAGCTCAAGGAGCTCAACCAGAATCGAGTTGGTGCCCCAAAATCGCGGCTCGCATCGCTCATGATGCGGGCCTCCGACAAGAGCTAGAAACCGCCGAGCGGCTGGGGATTTCCTACCGCCGCTTCCTCGGCTGGGAACCGACGACGGCCTACACCTACGACGACGCCGGCCGGCTGATCTCCTCCCGTCCAGAGCCGGAGTGGGACGTGACCGAGCAGGCGTGGATGCTCGGGCTCGCCGAGTACCGCCGGACCGAGCAGTGCCCGGTTTGTGGTCGTCCGAAGTGGATGTGCCAGAGCTCGGACGCTGAGGTGCTGTACGAGCCCGCGTCGCCGGTGAGGTGCCACGCGACCACCGCGATGATGCGCGGCCAGAAGGAGTACCTCGACAGCGCCCACGCTCCGTTCGAGCAGGCACTGTCGTGGCCGGTGAAGATCAAGACTGGCGGCTGAATACCAGAGCGCCGGTCGGGCTCTGCGCCTCCAGACGATACCCGCGCTGAAGCGCCTGAGCGACAACTACCTCGAACGGTAGAGCGTCTGGAGCCAGTTGATATGTGGCCGTAGGCGCCCCCGTGAACAGTTGTGCGCCGATCGCGTTCGGGTCGAGGGATGCCTGCGTTCGGGCCACAGATCCGCGCTTGCGGACGCTTCGCACGATCAGCCAGACCACCAGTGCGATGAGCAGCACCGGCAGGAGTAGCCATTCAAACCCGCCAAGATTCGGCATTCCCGTCTCTCTTCCTTTCGCGCCGGAGGTGAATCGTGACTGATCGCACCACCTATCTACGCGTCAAGGGTGATATTACCGACCTGCAGGGGAAGCTCCGCAAGGGCCGGAACGACATCAAGAGCTTCGCCGACACGACGTCGAAGTCGATCCAGAAGAACCGGTCGGAGTGGAGCGCGGTCTCGACCCAGATCGGGCTGATGGGAACAAGCCTGCTCGGCCTGTCCGCCCTCGCGGCGAAGAGCTTCGCGAGCTTCGACAAGTCGCTGTCAACGATCCGGGCACAGGGCGGCGAGGCTGCGGCACGGATCGATGAGCTTCGGGAAGCGGCGATCCGGGCCGGCGCGGACACGCAGTACTCCGCTGCTGAGGCAGCCGATGCGATCACCGATCTAGCGAAGGCCGGACTCTCGGTATCGGACATCCTCGGGGGTGGTCTCGCCGGGTCACTCTCGTTGGCCGCTGCTGGAGAGATGGACGTGAAAGCGGCTGCCGAGGACATGTCCACCGCCCTGATGCAGTTCGGCCTCGACGGATCCGACGCAAGCCACGTCGCTGACCTGCTCGCGGCCGGCGCGAACAAGGCGATGGGCGAGGTATCCGACCTGGCCATGGCACTCGGTCAGGGCGGTCTCGTCGCGCACCAGACGGGGCTCACGATCGACGAGACGACGGCCGCCCTCTCGGCGTTCGCACAGCAGGGCCTGCTCGGCTCCGATGCCGGGACGAGCCTCAAGACGATGCTTCAGCGGCTGACTCCGCAGTCTGCCGAGGCGCAGAAGATGATGACCGCCCTCGGGCTCTCGGCCTACGACTCGTCGGGAAACTTCGTCGGCCTCGCAGACTACGCGGGCCAACTGCACGACAAGCTCGGCAAGCTTTCGCCCGCGGCACGCAACTCAGCACTCTCGGTCATGTTCGGCTCGGATGCTGTCCGCGCCGCGGGTGTGCTCTACTCGGAGGGTTCAGAGGGCATCCAGAAGTGGATCGCGAACGTTTCGGACGCCGGCTTCGCGGCACGTCAAGCCGCAGTTCTCACCGACAACCTTTCCGGCGACCTGGAGCGACTCTCTGGCTCACTCGACACTGTCGCGATCCAGTCCGGCTCGGGCCTGAACGACGCCCTGCGCGGCATGACCCAGAACGCCACCGGTCTGGTGAACGTCATCGGCGAACTGCCTGCGCCCGTACTCACCGGGGCAGCCTCGCTGACGGCGCTTGGGGGCGTGCTCATGATTGGCACGTCGCTGGTCGCCAAGGGGGCTGTCGCCTGGTCGGACTACCGCACCGGCATGGAGGCGCTCGGCCAAGAGCATCCGAAGGTGGCGTCGGGGATCGACAAGGTGGGCAAGGCTGCCCGACGCACGGCGATCGCCCTGGCCGCGCTGCAGGTCGTGTCGATCATCGGCTCGTCGATCCAGGACGGCATCGACAAGGCGTCCGGGTCGCTGGGCGACATGGGTGCCGCCGCAGCGGACGCCGGCGAGCACGGCTTGGCGAAGCTCGACACCGAGTTCGGCAAGGTGCAGGGCCGCTTCTTCTTGTGGGAGGCCGGCACGTCTCAGGCCAAGGGCTTCGGAGACGCGATCAAGCAGGTGGCGGACGCTTCGTCTGGCTGGGGGAACTTCACGTCCGGCCTTCAGCAGACCATCGCAGGCCTCGCCGGGTCGAAGACGGCGATCACGGAACTCAAGGATCAGACCAACAAGTTGGATCAGTCGCTTGCCGCGATGGACTCCACCCAGGCGCAGACTGCGTTCGCGAAGATCCGCGAGGGCGCGGAGGCGCAGGGCGTGAGCATGGACGACCTGATCAAGCTGTTCCCCGAGTACAAGGCGTCGCTCCAGTCCACCGCGGTTCAGCTCGGCGAGACCGGCCTGACCACGAAGGAGTACGCCGACTGGATGTCGGGCAAGGTGCCCACGGCGGTCAAGCTGGCGGCGGCCGCCCATCCTGAACTGGTCGACAAGCTGGCGGACACGCAGCAGGCCGCCATTGGCGCGACGGCTTCGATTTCCGACTATGCGAAGGCTCTGTGGGAGTCGGCTAACCAAGCGCTTGCCTTGTCCGGTTCCACGATCGGCTATAAGGCGATGCTCGACGACACTGCGGCCGCGACGCGCAAGCTCGTCAAGGAGACGAAGAACAAGAAGGACCTGACTGACCTCGACACGAAGGCTGGCCGCGAGGCGCAGACGACGCTGGACAAGATCGCGTCCACGACGATCGCGCACACCCAGAAGCTGCTCGAGCAGCGCAAGGGCCAGAAGGCCGTGAACACTGCGATGGAAGACGGCCGCAAAGCGTTTGCGGATCAGGCGCGGCAGATGGGATTCACCGAGACCGCGATCTCGTCGATGATCGCCGAGTACGGACTCGTCCCGGTATCGGTCAACACCGATATGTCGGTGACAGGTGCGGGCCTCGCATCGACCCAACTCGACAGCCTCAAGGCCTCGATCAAGGGACTGCCGAAGTCGGCGCAGACCCGGGTGCTGTCGGCATTCGACAGCGACGGAATCGACGGCGCGTATGAAGCCCTCGACAAGATCGACGGGGACACCGCTGAGGCGTGGATCGAGTCGCTGCTGAACCGTGGCGGCATACAGGACTGGGAGAAGGCCAAGCTCGCCGACAAGTACCCGAAGATCTACCCGAAGCTCATGCAGGACGAGTGGGTTCTGCACTTCAACACCAAGCGGCAGGGTGGCCCGAAGCTGGCCGGCGGCGGCGCGGTGTGGGGTGCGGGAACGGCGACCTCGGACTCGATCGACGCGAAGCTGTCGAATGGCGAGCACGTGCTCACCGCCGCCGACGTCCTCCAGATGGGCGGGCAGGCTGAGGTGTACCGGTTCCGCCGCGGCCTACACGCCGGCGTCTACCGGTTCGCGGACGGCGGCGCGGTCGAGCATTACGCAGGGGGCGGTGCCGCGAAGAAGCGGAAGGCCCAGGCTAAGGCCGACGCAGAGGCGCGCGCCTCGCTGCTCGCCGAGCTCCAGACGTGGGTGCGCCGCGGCACAATCCCGTCCGACGTGGCGTCCGGATCCGGACTCTCGCAGGTCGACACCATGCTGGATTGGGCCGACAACTCCGCCCTGTCGAAGGCGGCCCGCGCCAAGCTGAAGTCGGCGGCACTGTCGTACGAAAAGACGCTCGGCTCGCTGACCTCGCAACTCAACGAGGCGAAGTCGACCCTGGACACGGTCCAGGGCATCTACGACGACGTCTACAGCAACCTGTCGCGCGCGGGCTCGTCGTTGGCTGATCTCGCCCAATCAACGCTCACCTCGACCGACGTGATGCGGTCGGATGCGAACGGGAACATCTGGTACGAGACGGAGACAACCGGGGCGGACGCGACCGCCGGGTCGATCACGGCGCGGAAGTCTGCGGAGGCGGCCAAGCTCGGCACACTGGCCACCAAGCTGGGCCAGCTGCAGCGGCTGGGCGCGAACACCGCGTTCCTGCAGGAGATCGCCTCGGTCGCTGGCTCGGACGTGAATGAGGCCATCTCGATCGCCGACATGTACCTGCAGGACAACTCGCAGATCGGCCTGATGAACTCGGCCTACGACCAGCTGACCGCGTACAGCAAGGGTGCGGCCGAGTTCGTGACGGACTCCGCCTACCAGGGTGGGCTGGCGGCAGCCAAGGGCGTCGTGGACACCCTAGGTGGGTCGCTGGCCTCGCTCGGTGAGCAACTGGCCGGCTCGCTCGCTTCCGCGCTCGGCAAGGTCGTGGTCGGCACGTCGGTCACGACCAAGGCGAAGCCGAAGAAGAAGGCCGTCGGTGGCCCGGTGTACGCCGGCGAGCTGTACCAGGTCAACGAGCAGGGCATCGAGCTGTTCCGGCCGGCCGTGTCGGGCGTGATCCTCACCGCGTCGCAGACGCAGCAGGCGATCGGCTCGGGCGGGTTCAGCGCTGCGGATCTCGCTGCGGCGTTCAGCCGGCTCTCCCTAACGCTGCTGGTGGACGGCAAGCCGGTCTCGGCGATCGTTCAGGCCAGCCTCGCAGCCGAGGCGGGCGCCGTCCGCTACGCACTCCCGGGAGGTGGAATCTAGTGGCCCCCGTGCTCGTGGCCGTCTTCGATCCGGTGACCTCGTCGGTGCGGCTGTCCATCAACGGGGCGACGTGGGGTGGCACCGTCCCGGCGTACGTGACGGCTACCCGCACCGTTCCGGGTAGCGCGGCCGTGTTGGTCCGTGGCGTGATCCAGAAGCCTCTCGTTGGCGGGTATCTGGTGGCGGTCGACCACGAGATGCCGCTCGCCTCGCAGGTGACGTACCAGGTGACCGGCTACTCCGCGGCCGGGGCTGTGGTGGCCACCGCGTCGGCGACCGTGTCGACGGTGGGCGGCTCGGTGGGTGTGTGGGTGAAAGCTCCCGGCCGGCCGGACCTGTCGGTGTTGTGTCAGCTGGCCGACTCGCCTACCTTGTCGTCGCCGACGATCGGCGGCACCTACCAGGTGATCGGCGGGGACGCGGTCGCCGTGTCGCAGTGGTCCGGTGTGGCGGCCGACAGCGGCCAGCTGGTGCTGCGTACCGACGCCGGCGCGCAGACCGCGGCGCTCCGCGAACTGTTCAGGACTGCCCGGGTCGTGTTGCTGCAGCCGGTGGGGGAGTCGGATCTGGAGCCGGACTGGTACTACGTCGGGTCGGTGACGCCGGTGAACCCGGGCGGGTTCGTCGGGTTCGGGTTCCGCCGCTGGCAGGTCGACGTCACCCGTGTGCGGGTCCCGGCCGGCCAGCAGGGCGGTTCGACGTGGACCTACGGCTCGGTGATGGCAACGTTCGCGACCTACGCCGACCTCAAGGCCGCGTACCCGTCGTATTTCGCGATGGCGCAGGGGCCTGCCTGATGCTCATCGTGTCTCCGGAGTTCCTGGCCGCGCTGCCCTCATCGCAGCAGGTCAGCGTCCGGGCCGACCTGCTGAGGGCCGGTGTCGTGGCGTACTCCGGCCTGCCGATCGTTGGGGGTGACGTGACGCTCGCCCGGGCGGCCATCACGTCCCGGACGCTGTCGTGCACCATCGAGCCCGAACTGCCACTCGAGGCGTACCGGGTCGAGTCGGTGTTGACCGGCGGCACGGTCGGTGTGTACGGCCACGAGGTACGCGTCTACTGGACGCTGCACTACGCCGGCGGCGGGCAGGAGTCGGTGCCGCTGGGCCGGTTCCGGATCGACAGTATGAACGGCTCACTCACCGACGATCAGGCTGTCCAGGTCTCGGGAGTGTCACGGGAGGCGTTCGTGGCCGACGCCGGGTTCGTCGCGCCGCGTACGATCTCCGGCCCGTCGGCGCAGTCGCTGATCGTGGTGCTCATCCGGGAGGTACTCGGGTCGGCCGAGGTGATCGTGTCCGCGACCCGCGACACTGCGGTCCCGGCCACGCCGGTC